GCATGGAAGACGGGGGCACGCTTGCCGGATGGCAACTCGCGCCCAAGCGCGCCGTGCGCAAGTGGAAGAGCGAGGCCAAAGCCAAGGAAGCGCTCATCGAAGCAGGTATTCCTGTGGAGAAACTGTTCATAACAGAGTTCATTACGCCGGCAGCTGTGGAAAAGCTGTTAGCAAAAGAGCAAAAGGTAATGCTTGAGGATTTAACCGTAAAGGAATCCTCGGGCGTCACCATTGCGAGGGACGCGAGCCTGCGTCAATAATCAACGCCCCGCAAGGGGAATCATCAACTCACGAAAGCAAAACGCGAAATGCTAAATCTGTCCTCTGGTGGCGGCAACGCCAACTATCTGCGCTTCTCCCCCCAAGCGAATGCGTGGACCAACTCCAACAACGAAGAAGTGCAACTGAAGAAAGTCGTCTTCGACTTTGACAACGTAACGACCGGCTGGCTCCTCCTGGGCACCGGCGTGCGTGACTGGCAACCCGATGCAGCCATTGGCCGCAAAGGTGCGCAGCCTACTCCTGACCACAAGCGCGGTTTCGAGGTGACCTTCTACAACAAGGAGATCGGCACTGCGTCGTGGTCGTCTAACGGCGTCGGTCCCAACATGGGACTCGAGTCTTTGTACACCCAGTGCGCAGCCCAGCGCGCAGGCAACGAGGGCAAGCTTCCCGTCGTCGAGTACAAGGGATCGCGCCTTGAGAAGATTGGACGCGGCACCACGCGCATCCCTCAGTTTGAGATTGTCAACTGGATCGCGCGCCCGGAAGGCATGGGCGCACCGGCTGCTGCTGTCGACGAAGACGAGTATGTTGCAGCGCCGGCACCGGCACCTGCGGCATCTCGCGCTCCGGCGAAAGCCGCGGCGCCAGCGGAAGATGAGATGTTCTAACCATAAGTAGAAGAAACGCCGGGGCCAGACGGTCCCGGTTTTTTTGACTCTGAAAACTGCAAGGCACAAATGCAAGCCGAAGAAATAGCCAAGGCTTTAGGCAACGCCAAGAAGGTAAACGGCAATTGGGTGGCAAGCTGCCCAGTTCCAGGACACGGCAGAGGTAACGGAGACAAGAACCCCAGCCTATCCATTAGCGAGACGTCAGACGGCAAGGCGCTCTTTCACTGTCACGGCGGGTGCGATCAGGGGACAGTGTTCTCCGTGATCCGTGAGAGAGGGTTGCTCCCGGAACTCGAGGCCAGACCCGAGCCGCTCGCTCTCATCAAGCCCATCACGGCCGTCACGCGGCAGCTTGAGCAGGAGTGGCACTACACCGACGAGGAGGGCGTGACGCTGTATATCAAGCAGCGTTACAAGACCACCGACGCCAAGGGCAAGGACTACAAGCTGATTAAGGTGGACGAAGCAGGCCGTCGGCACGCAACGCTGGGCGATGCCCGGATCGTGCCGTACCGGCTGCCTGAACTGCGCGACGCGATCAGCAAAGGCCGCTACGTCTACCTCACAGAAGGCGAGAAGGCGGCCGATGCCGTCATCTCGCTGGGGTCGGTGGCCACAACCAGCCACGCGGGTAGCGGAACCTGGCCCGACGCCATCACCGAATACTTTGCCGGCGCGAACGTGGTGATCCTTCCCGACAATGACGCGCCAGGCTGGAAGTACGCCAAGAAGGCAGCAGCCAAGATCCTGCCGGTCGCCAAGAGCGTGCGGGTGATCGACCTGGGCGGCGAGGCGCTGGGCGACGATGCCTACGAGTGGATCTACAGCCAAGGCAAGACGCGCACGGACCTCGCGGATCTGGTGAAGCGCCAAGCGCCCATCACCAGCGAGCAAGAGGTCCATGCGCCCGAGCGGCTCAAGGAAAAGCCACCAGCCACTGAGGCAGCACCGCCAGGCGCAGCGGAGCCCGCCGTAACGGTCAGCGCAGAGCAAGCCAAAGAGCCACCCAAACGCGCCCTCAAGCTCGAGTCATGGGACGACATCAAGGACGAGCCGGTTGAGTGGCTCATCCATAAGGTGCTGCCCAAAAAGGGCTTTGCCGCGCTCTATGGCCCGCCAGGTAGCTTTAAGTCATTCATTGCTCTGGACCTGGCAGCGGCCATCGCGCGCGCGCAGCCCTGGATGGGGCAGGACTCGAGCCCCAGTGATAACGGGGCAATCATCTACATCGCGGGCGAGGGTCACGGGGGCATTGGCGCACGGATCAAAGCCTGCCGCATCCATCACGGCATCGACAACGGGGCGCCGATCTACGTCCTGCGCCACCAGGTGAACCTGCGCTCGAGCGCCGATGACATCAACACCTTGATGATGGCGATCGCGCAGCTGCAGGAGGACAAGGGATTCACCATCGACCTCATCGTCATCGACACGCTGGCCCGTGCCTTCGGCGGGGGCAACGAGAACAGCTCCGAGGACATGGGCGCATTCATCACGTCATGCGGCCACTTGCAGCAGGTCTTCGCGGCCGCGCTGCTCGTGATCCACCACAGCGGTAAGGACCAGGCCAAAGGGCTGCGCGGCCATTCGTCGCTGCTCGGGGCCGTGGATACGGAGCTGGAGCTCCTGCGCTTTGACGATCAACCGCGGGGCGTGGTCACCATCAGTAAGCAAAAGGACGGCGAGGATGGTGTCCGTTATGGGTTTGAGATGGTGGAAATCGAGATTGAAGATTCATGCAAAAACGACCTTGGCCTTGACGAGCCACGCAAATCGTTGGCCGTGAATCCGAGCGATGGGGACGCGCTGGCGCGCTCCGAGGAGGCCAAGAAAGTAGGACTTAATCGCTCAGGCAAGGGCAAGAAACAGCAGATCGCGGTGCAGGCTTTAAGGGACGTAATTAACGCTAAAGGTACACATTGGAAGGTGTCAGTCGGTGTCCGTAAGTGCGTGAAGGTGGACCAGTGGAGGGATGAATTCGCGAAAAAGATGGGCAGTGACGAGGCCGGCAGCGATGCTTTTAGAGCAGCCTGGAGACGCGTAAGGAGCGATTCTGGACGTCCTTCTGACGTAAAAATCGAGGGAGATTGGGCTTGGATTGAGCAGTTCGAGGAAAAGGGTGATGAATACTTTAGACCTGGACGAATGGTCGAATCGTGTGACGAATCGTGACGATTCGTCCACCCCCAGAAGAGCGGTCAAACGCGTGACGAATCGTAGCAAGGGTATATCTTGCTACGATTCGACCGCCCGATCTCACGATTCGTCACGCTACGTCAGTGGAGACTAACTTAATGATGAAAAAACAAAGCAGAAAACCCGGGCAACTTCCCAAGCCAGTCGAGGTCAAGTTTCCTGAGTCTGAGTTCTCAAGGTTCTTCAAAGCGCGGATGGTGGAGCTGGACCGCATCAAGCGTGAGCATGAGGACAAATGGGGGGTGAATAGAATTATTGCTTTGGTTGACGTAGAGTTTCGTGTCAAAGTTTGGAAGCAGGCCGAGCGGGTCTGGGAGGCTTCAGGAACAGAGGATTTCAACCGGCTGGCCTCGGCGTGCGATGGGATGATTCGCGCATACCGGGCGATGGATCAGTGGGCTACTGCCGAAGGCATTGCGCCCGCGGGGGAGGTCAAGGCGATTGAATGGGAAATGCCGGACGGGGCCGTGATGGCCGTGGTGTCAACCGAGGCCGACGCGGCGGCGTATCAGAAGACCAGGCCGGATGTGCAAGATCGCCACATCTGGTCCATGGCGGAGCTGGCGACCATGCTGGCGAGCGGTCTGGGCAGCGACATCGCCAGGCTAAAGGCAACGATCGGTGTGCCGGCGACCGTGGTTAAGGTTGACACGAGTGGCTCAGGGTTCGACGACTTCGAGAACGACCTGGACCTTGATCAGCCAAGCACGACGCCTAAAATGTTCCCGACCGACATGAAACCGCTGAAGAAGATCGCTTAAACGCGTTTAACGGGCGTATGAGGCGTGTAGCGCGGTTGGAGGTATGTGGGGTGCATCAAATGGCAAAAACTGACTGGAGGGCGTTTTAATGGCTGGCACGCCGAAGTTTCATCAAGACATGAAGATGCTGGCAAAGCTGCCGGAGGACATGATTTGGTCGATGTTGGAGGCCGGAAAGAGTCACACCGACATCTGCCTGGAGATGGGAATCAGCCGCAAAGCACTCGAGCGCTGGATGGATGAGGTCGATATTGACGGTGATAAACTCGCGCGTGCACGCGCACAAGCCGCTGATCGCCTTGCGGTAGAGACTTTGCAGATAGCCGATCAGACAGATCCCGAGCACGCTGC